TATTCTATGAACGTTTTATCCAGAATAAAGAAATCTCGTTATTTTCCCCTCATAATTGTCCTAACTTGTATGAGAGTTTTGGGACCGATAAGTTTGATGACTTATATTGCCGTTACGAATCTGATGAATCCATCCCAAGAACAACAGTCAGTGCTCAAGAATTAATCTTAGATCTCCTTAAGGAGAGAGCAGAGACTGGTAGAATCTATATTATGAATATAGATCATTGTAATAGTCACTCTTCCTTTAAGGATAAGGTAGAGATGAGTAACTTATGTCAAGAGATTACTTTACCAACTTATCCTCTTCAACATATTGATGATCACACAGGAGAGATTGCTCTGTGTATTTTAAGTGCAATTAATGTAGGTAAGGTTAATTCTGATAAAGAGTTAGAAGAACTATGTGATCTTGCAGTTAGAGGACTAGAAGAACTGATAGATTATCAGGATTATCCTGTAAGGGCAGCAGAACTTGCTACAAAGGCACGGAGATCTCTTGGAGTAGGGTTTATTGGTCTTGCTCATTATCTTGCTAAACTTGGGTTTAAGTATGATTCACAGGAGGCATGGGATGCTGTTCATGGACTCTCTGAATCATTCCAATATTACCTTCTAAAGGCATCTAATGAAGTTGCTAAGGAGAAAGGTCATTGCGAAAACTTTGGTCGTACTAAGTATGCAGATGGAATCCTTCCAATAGATACATATAAGAAAGACGTAGATGAAATTTGTTCGCAACCACTTGTACATGACTGGGAATCTCTTAGAGCATCTATCAATGAGTATGGTTTACGGCACTCAACATTGTCTGCACAAATGCCATCAGAGAGCAGTTCCGTTGTGTGCAATGCCACAAACGGAATTGAACCACCTAGAGATTACTTGTCCATTAAGAAATCAAAGAAAGGGCCTCTTAAACAGGTTGTTCCATCTTATGGGACTTTAAAGAATAACTATACTTTACTATGGGATATGGAATCTAATGAAGGATATATCAATATAGTTGCAGTGATGCAAAAGTTCTTTGATCAGGCAATTAGTGGTAACTGGAGTTATAATCCAGAGAAGTTTGATGATAATGAAGTTCCTGTGAGTGTGATGGCAAATGATCTTCTAACAACATATAAGTATGGGTGGAAGACTTCCTACTATCAGAATACTCATGATATGAAAACAGATGAAGTGGATGATGATAAAACAAAGCTTGACAATTTGCTTGCTGAGTTAGATAATGCTAATGAAGAGGAGTGTGAATCCTGTGCCATCTGATCTAAAAGGAATGACCGTCTTTAATACAGAAGACGTTAATACTAAGAAGCAACCAATGTTTTTTGGTAAACCTTTAGGTGTTCAACGTTATGATAATTTTAAGTATCCCCAGTTTGAGAACCTAACAAAACAACAATTAGGATATTTTTGGAGACCAGAAGAAGTATCATTACAGAAAGATCGTGGAGACTATCAAACATTACGTCCAGAACAAAAGCACATCTATACGAGCAATCTTAAATACCAGATCATGCTCGATAGTGTACAAGGCCGTGCTCCTGGTATGGCTTTCCTACCTTACTGTTCTCTACCTGAGTTAGAGGCATGTATGGAGGTATGGTCTTTTATGGAGATGATTCATAGTAGATCATACACATATGTAATTAAGAATGTATATGCTGATCCATCAGAAGTATTTGATACTATTATTAAAGATGATAGAATATTAAGTCGTGCTGCTAGTGTAACTGAATCTTATGATACTTTTATCAATTATGCACAGGAGTATGGTCAGAGTAGTGCTTGGAAATCTGAGATGAGGAATCATCCTAATTCTGAGTGGACACTTAAAGATTTAAAAAGACATCTCTATCGGGCAGTTGCCAATGTTAACATTCTTGAAGGTATTCGCTTTTATGTCAGTTTTGCTTGTAGTTTTGCTTTTGGTGAACTTAAGCTTATGGAAGGTTCAGCTAAAATCATATCTCTAATTGCTAGAGATGAGAATCAACACCTTGCATTAACTCAGAATATTATAAACAATTGGAGAAAGGGTGATGATCCAGATATGGTTGAGATAATAAAAGAGGAAGAAGAGTGGACATATAAGATGTTTGATAAGTGTGTGAATGAAGAAAAAGCATGGGCAGATTATTTGTTTAAAGACGGAAGTATGATAGGATTGAATGATAAATTATTACAGCAGTATGTTGAATGGATTGCTAATCGTAGATTGAGATCTATTGGTTTGAAACCTCAGTATGATATCCCTGCAAAGAATAATCCATTACCTTGGACAGAGCATTGGATTAGTTCTAAGGGATTGCAAGTAGCACCACAAGAGACGGAGGTAGAGTCTTATGTCGTCGGAGGAATCAAACAAGATGTCAAAAAAGATACCTTCTCAGGATTCAAACTCTGAAGAAATAGAGTGGGATTATGAGGAGATGAAGAAATCTATTTTGGATTCTGCTGTTGAGTATGATAAATTAGTAGGTGGATGATGAGAGAAAATCCCCCCTTCCCTACGTATCCTGAATACATGAACGGCAGACTTAAAAAGATAGACATGACTGCACGACTTGAACAAATTAAAGCAGGTCTTGCAAGTAAGAGTTGGTATCCTGAATGGGATGCTCGTCAAAGAGGAGCAGCCCAACGCATTCTAAATAATGCATTGGATGTCCTTGATGAGTATGACTATTGACTATGAAAATCCCTGGATATATAAAGGTACAAATTTCACTTCTGAGCATATTGATGATTTCTTCGGTTTTGTCTACAGGATTATCAATTTACAAAATGGTAGAGAGTACATCGGAAGAAAATATTTCTGGAAGTTTAGAACTCCGAAAGGAAAGAAACGAAAAGTAAAATCTGAATCTGATTGGAAAAAGTATTATGGGTCTTGTCCAGAACTTAAAGAAGAAATTCAACAAGTGGGTAGACATAACTTTAGCAGAGTTATGCTCAGCTTACATAAAACAGCTGGCAAAACAAACTTCGAGGAAACGAGACAACTCTTTGTCAACGGAGTCCTCACCGAGTCGCTTGACGACGGAACGCCAAAGTACTACAATAGTAACATCCTCTCCAGATACTTCAGAAAAGATTATTATGAAACTTGATACGACTGATGAGATTGTTGCTCATGCTAGAGAATGGGCTATCGATAAAGTAGAATCAGCAGAATTGGTAGGTGATAAGATTGCATTGTATGCAGAGTTTGAAGATTGGATTGAATTGGATGACGTGGAAAATCTTGAAATTATTTCTATAGAAAAGGAAACTGAAAATGAAGATAGGATTTAATTGTAGTTCTTGTGATTTATTTCATGCAGGACACGTTACAATGATGAAGATGGAGAAGCAGTTGTGCGACTACCTTATAGTTGCACTTCAGGTGGATCCTACCATTGATAGACCTGGTGTGAAGAATAAACCAGTACAATCAGTCTATGAAAGGTATGTACAACTACAGGGATGTAAGTATGTTGATGAGATTCTAGTCTATGAGACAGAGGCTGATCTCCTTAATTTACTTCAGACCCAGAACATTGATGTAAGATTTCTTAGTGAAGAATATAAAGACAGAGACTTCACTGGAAAACAATATTGCATAGATAATGGTATAGAATTATTTTTTCATCTCCGCAGACACCAGTATTCCTCTACTGAATTAAGAAATAGAGTGTATGAATTAGAAAAGAAAAAGAGAGATGAGAAGATAGAGAGTAGTGTAGAACAATATTCACCAGAACTATTAGAAAAGTATTCGCTTAAACAAAATGATCAAGGTAAGATGTAAAGAGTGCGGTAAGGAGTTAACTTCTGATACAGGAAAGACTTTAGCATGTGGGTGTCCTAACATGATGACTCTAAAAGGGGATGTGGTAAGTGCGGTTGACTTAAATAATGTTATAATGATAAGATCCAATGAAGAAACAGGATCACATGGTTTCACTTCACAAGATCTCCAATGGCAAGAGCAACGACGCAAACGCAAAGTACGCAAACTCGACTTCGAGATAAGGTAATGGATCAACATGACATCCCCCTTTTAGGTAATTTCTATACCAAAGCAGAAGTAGATGCTATGGTTGCAGAAGCTGTTGAAGAGGCACGTCGGATTGATGAAGCCTCAATGGCAAAGCATAATAGAGAAGCAACTATCATCAGTATGATACTTGGATTCACTGCACTTGCTTTGTTCCTTGATGGATTACTTCGTATACTTGGTATCATTCCGCCATTTATGCACCTTGATGTAAATGTCATTGATCAAGTTAAAGAACAGATTGAGACTGATATACTAGATGATGTTATAGATAAAGTAAGACAAGTACCAATTAAAAAATTACTTAATCGATGATTGATATTTCTTTCAGTTCATTAAGAGTTTTAATTATTATGATATTAACTGCTTTATGGTTTTACCTGTTAGTAGATTCTTTCGAGGATAAAAGTAAATGAATCCTATTACGGACATCGTTTTTTCATTAACATGGATATTTCTTTTAGTATGGGCAGTTCGTTCTGTTATTTCAGGAGCGAGATCTCAGTCTGTAAGGAATTATAATGCTGATACATGGACTACTGAAGTAACTAAAAGGATTCATCCTGAGATGATAGATGTAGAACCTGGTGAGCAATTAATGGGAGTTAGTTTTGAAAAGAAAACAAGTTGCGATCTAGAAAAATATAAAGCTTTACAAGAGAGAATTGAGGAATTAAAATCCGAGTTGGAAGATCCTTGGGATGAAGAGGATGATGATGATGGAAATGTCCCTGCCCTTATAAAAAGATGAGAACACAACGTAAAGAAAACTACTATTATGTCTTCTGGACAGTAGCAATGATAGCATTCATAGTTCCGCAAGTATTCACTGCTTATGCATACATGAATATTAAATCTCTTCTTGAAAAACCTTTTAGGATTGAGATTGTCGAACCGTCTAAAATAAAATTAGGGTTATGAAAGCAGTTCTTAATTACTTAAAAGAAATTAAAGATACTGCTAAATATATGCTACAAGGGTTAGAAGTAACCTTTGATCATATGAGAAGGAGACCTGTAACTATACAGTATCCTTATGAGAAACTGATACCATCTGAAAGGTATCGTGGACGTATACACTTTGAAATGGATAAGTGTATTGCTTGTGAAGTATGTGTCCGAGTATGTCCT